TAACAACCTGCGCTTTGATAGTCAGGTGGTAGAATGGATTATACGCAATTATGAGCACTGGCATGACCTATCCAATCTGGAGATAACAGCCAAGATAGCCCAAAAGGCTGCTGATGTCATCCATGATGCTAATTATGATGTATTTCCTGAATACAGAGAGTCTGACCTATCCTTGCCACAGATAGACCTATTCAAGGTGCACCATTTTGACAATAAGAACAGACGTGTGAGTCTGAAGAGACTAGAGTTTGAAATGGATCTAGACAATATTGAAGAGATGCCCATAGCACATGACAAGGAATCCTTGACAACTGAAGATATTCGTCTCACCACAGAGTATTGTATCAACGATGTATGGGCCACCTATCAGTTCTATTTGGTAACAATAGGGGAAACCTCTCATCCTCTCTACAAGAACAAGAATAAAATAGCTCTACGCCAAGATATTGAGCAGGAGTTTGGTATCAAATGCCTAAACTATTCTGACAGTAAAATAGGCGATGAGATGATTAAGAAGTTCTATTGTCAGGAGAAGAACATTTCCTACCAAGAACTGCCTAAAAAGGGCACCTTTAGAAAGGTGGTGCATGTCAAGGATTGTATAGCTGATTATGTGGAGTTTCAAACACCACAGCTGCAGAAGTTTCTATCCACCATTAAGAAAGAGCGTCTCACCATGAAAGATGATTTCAAGCATGAGCACCTTGGACCACAGTTTCTTGCTGGATACAAGAGAATGTTTGAGAAAAGGCTAGAGCTAAAACCTCAGGCCAAAAAGGACAAGCGTATTGCTGGTATTGTAGAAGCTCTCAAGCTTTCTGTCAATTCTGTGTATGGTAAGAGTTCTGACATACAAAACTGGATATATGACAGACAGCTCACTATGTTCACCACTATTACGGGTGAGCTGAGCCTGATGATGCTCATAGAAGCCTATGAAACTCAAGGGATTAGAGTGATTAGTGCTAATACAGATGGTGTAACAATTAGGATTGAAAAGAGCCTGATTCCCAAAATGCATGAGATAAATGCCTGGTGGAGTGAGCTCACCAGATATGAGCTGGAGAGAGCTGACTATCAGAAGATTATATTTTCCACTGTAAATGACTATCTTGCGATAAAAACAGATGGAGAAGCAAAGAAGAAAGGCGATTTTGTCACAGATTTCGAGCTACATAAGAACAAGAGTGCCAGGATTGTACCAATGGCTCTCGAACAATATTTTCTTCATAATGTACCTGTTGATGTTACTATTCGCAGTGCTACTAATGTCTATGATTTCTGTATCAGGCAAAAAGCTAGTAGTGATTTTCATTACGAAGGTTATGACAGGGCTACAGGCCATAAAACAGTTTATAATAAGCTGATTCGTTATTATGTGTCCAATACAGGAGAAAAGCTCCTGAAGGTGAAAAATGAGGACAGTGATAGTGGTGCAGCTGATGTATCTCAAGTGGAAGCTGGTGAATGGGTGTGCACAGTGTGCAACCATCTAACGCCAGATCATCCCTTAACCAACATCAATTTCAGCTATTATATAGACAGAGCTGAGCGTATCATCAGTAAGATACAGACAGAAGGAAAAGGCAGAAAGCTGGCCATCAATCCTAACCAACTTTCTTTTGGATTCTAAATTAGCACAACTATGCAATTAAAGCTGGGAAACAGGTATGTAAATAGCCTGGGAAAGGCTTGTTTCATCAGCCATTTAGAAAGAGGACTGATGCATCTCACCTATTTGGGTGAGCCTTCCTACACAGAACCATGGGGTAGGAAAGAGTTTTTACAAGAGATGAAGAACAATAGGTTCTTACCACAACCAAAGCCCAAGATTACAAGGGAGAATATTCAAACACATCTTATTGAATACCAACTTAATATGATTGGTAAGACAATAAATGATGTCAAAGATGATGAGCAGTGGTATCATAACAACACGTTTACACAACAGCAATTTGAGCTGTTCAAAGCATACGCTATACCCCTTATCAAGAAAACATTCAAATGCAACACTAAGAAGGCTGAACAAACATTTGGTTGGTTCAATCTTAATTACGGCCTTCGCTTACAAATCTAATTTTATGATTTGGTATCTAGTAGCAATTGTTGCAATCCTTGCAGCATGGCTCACCTATGAAATTCATCGAGCTCCTAACATGGAGGATGAGAACACTACATTTAAGAACCATGATGGCTGGGATGACTATCACCCAGATCAACCAATTTAAAATCAACATTTTATGGGATCACAATCATTCACTGTCAATAGCAGAGGTATGTCTGCTAAAGAAGCATATAACAGAGCTGTAGAAGATGCTGAATCAGAATATGGTCATCAGCAGGGGTATAGCGGTGCTATCAATGCTACACCAGGATTTAGGGATGTAACTAAGGATTATGAATCTTCGGGTCTTCCTAGATACAACTTCATTGAAAAGCGCATGGATATTATTACTAAGCATCAGGGTGCAGAATGCATTTGTATTAGAGAGCCTAAGACTAACACCAACAAAATCAAGACACAGGTGGAGCATGTTGTAGAGAAAGGCACTAAGAAATGGGTGCTTTTGTATTGTGTTTATGAGGCATGGAGTGATAAGTTTATAGCATCGTTTGACAAAAAGGGCGATGCTGTAAAAAGAGCTCGTGAGCACTCAGAGAAAACACAAGCTGAAACACATGTAAAGATGGAGAAGAAACTTGAGAAGGGTACACCTCTCACTGCTAAAATCACCTACAAAAAATCCTCTAATGAGGCTGAAGGTGAGTATATATTTTATGGATGGGCGTCATGTTAAAACTTTTCAAATTATGAGTGAACAATTGTACTATCTTGTAGATGAGAATGGCTGGTATAGAAGCGTGATATTTATATGTGGACAGCCATGGGTGACAAAGAACATGCAGGAAAAGGATGCCACTAGGTACACCTTTTCAGAGATGCTAAATGCAAGAGAGTATTTCAGGCGCAGACGCATTAAAGTGCAAGAACACGAAGTGCCTGGAGAGAGAAAATTTGACAAATTTGGAAAAAGGTTGAAAGAAAAAGAAAAGATATGACAAACCCACAAAATTTTTCTGAGGACTTTGAGCGGGAACACCTGAAAGATGCTGTATATTTGCAAGAGGAACAGCAGCTCATTATGAAGGAGATTAATGAGGAAGAACATCGTCTTCCTGCTAAAGTTTTCATCATAGGACAACTGCCCAAACCAAAAGAGAATGAAGTTGAACGTAACACTCTCCCATTTTGAGGAGCTGATAAAGAAGAATTATTCTCTGGACATGGTGTTTCTTCTAAAGCTAGTGGAACAAGAGGTGGACATCTCTGATCTGTGTAAAGACAGTGCAAGAGTGTGTGCCCTTGTTCAGGGCTTGGTGAGGAAAGCACTTGTAACAGAAGAGCATAAGCTCACTCTGCAGGGAAAGGAAATTCTGTCCTTCATTGAAACAGAGGGTGATGCAAAGATTGCAAAGAAGAAAGCACCTTCCACAGACTTTGAGCAATGGTGGAAAGTATTTCCAGGCACTGATACATTCACACACAAAGGAATGAAGTTCACTGGATCTCGCACACTCAGACAGAACAAAGAAGAGTGTAAGCTCAGGTTTGAGAAAATACTTTTGGAAGGAGAATATACACTAACAGATTTGATTGCTGCGCTTGAGTATGATGTATTGCAGAAGAAAGAGAATTCTGTAAAGCAAAAGGCTAACAAGCTCACTTATTTACAAAACAGTCTCACCTATCTTAATCAAAGAAGTTATGAACCTTTCATTGAGCTCATCAAAGAGGGCCACAAGATAGAGGAGGCAGATAAACCTGTAGGAGGCACTGATATATGATTAATAAACTAATACAAGCAACAGAGAAAAAGCTAGATTTACTAAATGAACTTAAACAGTCACAGCATTATGAACAATGTATCTATGATGTTGTCCAGCTACCAGATGGTAATAAGTTTATAGTGATTGAAATATCAACCAAAAAAGAAGTGAGATTTGATTATCCTTCTCAGTTAGTTAAGTGGTTTGATAGAATAAAGATTGACAAGGATAAGGTTTATAATTACAACAAACTTATATAATATGAGTTTTGAACTACTAAAGAAAGAGATAGAGCTAGGCCTAGAAGGTCGTAATAGCGGCATACCTATGGGCTTTGATAGACTGAATAGATACATAGGTATACGCAAGAGCATGTACTTTCTTGTAGGTGGTTTGACAGGTTCTGGTAAGACTTCTTTCATAGATGATGCATTTGTGCTCAATCCCTTTGACTGGTATATCGGTCAGAAAGCTCCTGGACTGAAACTACGCATCATCTATCGTTCAATGGAGCGTACCAGAGTGTACAAGTTGGCCAAATGGGTGAGCAGAAGAATATTTTTAGATCACGGGATAATTGTTCCCGTTCCCAAATTATTGGGCTGGACAGAAAAGATGACTGCTGATGAGCATGATTTGTTCCTAATGTATGAAGACTATATTGGAAACATGTCAGAAACCATCACCATCATTGATGGTCCAGAGAATCCTGTAGGCATTGCTAAGGAATTAAAGGCGCATGCTCTTCAAAATGGGCGCATTGAACAGATTGATGAGTATAACAAGCGCTATTTCCCCAA